GGTCAGTTGATAGACAAGTTAATAAAATACCTAGATTTATAATATACCATAAAAAAAAGGGGAGCGTGTGCTCCCCTTAACAGTTCTTACGAACTACCTGGTGAACCAAAGATACCTAGTGGGTCAGATACACCGAAAGAATATCTTTCTCTCGCTTTATATCTAACATTACCAGTATCGAAGTCTCCATCCATAGTAGTAGTCATAGGAGCTCTAACAAAATGCTTCATTCCGTCAGGAACATCAGTAGTGATAAAGAAAGCATTAGTATCAGTTAAATAATGATTAACTGAATAACCTTCTGGAATCACTCCATTAGTTTTGACCGCATTTATATCATTGTCAGCAGTTCCAACTCTATAATCACTTTGTAACAATCTAGTTGCCACAAACTGTAAGTCTGATGGAATTATAAGCTTTCTAGCTTTTGCTGCAATTTTTAGACCTCTTTCATCTGTCCACTTGCCTATTTGAATGATTGCATCTTCTAAAGATGTTTCATTTAAATCTGCTGCTACAGATGGTCTATTACTATTAGTACCGCCACTTACAAGTGGGTGAGCTGTGCTAAACAAAGCAACGCCATCCCCTGAAGAAAAAGTAGTTGAGAATCCATTGTTTAATGGATAAGCTGCTTTTACTTGTTTTGTATAAGACATAGCTCTTGCTAATGCTTTAGTATATCTAGCTGATACAGATACATAGAGGTTATCCTCCATAGCTTCTTCTGTAATGCTGAATCCTAAACCAATAGTTTCATGCGTATATCTAGCGACAAAAGATTCTTGTGCAGTATCATAATTGATAGCTGAACCTTCATCTTTTACTGGAGCTGCTCCAAAACCAGATAACTTTAATTCTTCTTCAAAACTTCTTTCAGAATTTTCAGTTACATAGATTTCTTCATGCTCGTTCTCATAACGATTATATTCTTCGCCGAATAATGCGTTAAGACCAGGTAAGAGTTGTTTTAACTCGTTAGCTCTTGAAATAGCTGCCATAATTTACTCCTTAACCTATACCTGTTGTATTTAACAACTGGTGTCCGACATTAAACATTACTAATACATCAGTATAACTATCGCCAACAGCACTATCTGGTCCATCAACAAAGTCAACGACTTTTAATGGTAGTGTGTTTGTAGTATTTGCTGTATCGCCATTAATTGCGTTTTTGCTTGTACCGATTGCTGTACTTCCTGCAGTTTGCACAACAGCTACATTCTTGCCAAGGTCGTCTTGTCCAAGAGATTCGTCTGATTGCATTTGCATTAGTAAGAAAGGGTCAGTAGCAACATACGCTACAATATCATCAGCAGCAGTTGATGCTGGATAATATTGATTTGGTGTGAATTGACCTGTTGTTGGGTCTGTATAAGCACAACCAAGGAATACACCTATAGGTGTTAAAGTCGTAGTACCAGTATCTTTTTGGATAGTAGTATTAGGATTATCATCACCCCACTTTACAAAATCGCCAAAGAATATGGATGTACCAAAAGCATTTTTGATTTTATAATGTGTAATTTTTCCTTGATATGGACTTCCGACTATAGTACCAACTGGTCTAGCTCCGTGAGGAGTTGCACTTGATGACATAATTGTCTCCTTATCAAATAATTAATAAAATAAGAAACTAAGAATCTTTACCAAATGTTGTTCGTGATTTTCTTTCAAAAACTTGTTTGGTAGCCATCCTAGAATCTTGGTCTTTAAAATATGTGTTATCTACTGATTCCAGTTGAGACTCTGCTAAATTATCAAAGTATTCATCTCTAGCTTTCGCTTTTTCTTCTGGCATCTTACATAACAGTTGTCCACCAATCTCAACATTACCTTTTACTGACCATTCAGAATTGTGGTCCATCATATGAATTTGAAGTTCAGGGTGGTCCTCTAATCTACAAGGTTCCCATCCTTCTCTTAATTTTCTTGATACATTAGGATTATCAGCTTGACCTAAAAGGCTAGTTCTAATATACCTAAATACCCACCCTTCTTGTGGTGTTGGATTTGGTAAGTTTGATGGATTTTCCCAACTTTGTATTCGTTGAGAAGCCTCTCGGCTTTCTATTTCCCTAGGGGTACGCTCTTGTGATTGCTCTTCGCTATCACTTTTTATTTCTTTATTATTTTCTTCGGACATTCTAAGTCTCCTTTAATAATTGATTTGCATATTGCTCAGGCGTTATATTAAGTCGCTTTGCGAGAGCAACTTGGGACTGAGTAAGATGTATTTTGCGAGGGCTTTTACTGCTATTCCTCGTTGCAGGTGCTACAGGATTGGTTACCTGTCTTTTAGGTGTAATTTCAACTTCTTCTGTTTCCATAGGTTGTTGTGTTACACCAAAAAAATTTGGAAATTGTTGTTTCATTTTAACATCAATTTCGGAATAATATTTCTGAGAATCTTTTGCAGGGTCAATACCATTAGCTTGTAATGATTGGTCTACATACATAGCAAAGGATGTCATTTCCTTATGTGCTGGGTCTGTGCCCATAAACCAAGGATTCTTTTTAGACCATGCATCCATTTCTGGGTCAGAAGGTTTTTCAATTTCTTGTTGTGGTTCTACATATTGAGAAACAACATTTGTTTGTAGTTGTTCTGCATAATTACCAGCTTGTTGTTCTGCTAAAGTAGCTTGTGCTAATTCTGCTTGTGCACCAGCCATAACTTCTGCATTGCCTTCTTCATACGCTTTCTTAAATTTTTCTTGTGCATTGTATTTTGCCCATTGAGCATTATTAAGTGCCTGTTGGTTTAATACATCGCCACCTTGTGTTACTACACTTTGTAACTTTTGATTTTCTGACATCAAAGTTTTTAAAGCTCTAGTAGCTTCTTGTGATTCCCTTAAAGCTTGTTCTTTTGCTCTACGCTCTTCGTGAAACTCGTATTTAATCTTATTAATTCTTTCGCCAGCTTTCTTGCTATAGTCTGCAATCTCCTGGTCTAAACTATCATCATCTACAAGTTCTTCTGTAGTTTCTACTTTTGGAGGTCGTCTATCTTCTTCTGGTCTTTCATCAATAACTTCTACTTCAATATCTTTTGTAGGGGAAGTATTAATTTCGTTTGCTACACCAAAAAATTTATCTTCTGATGTTTGCTCAGGTACTGGTTCTGCTTTAGTATCTATTACTTGTTCTATACTTTCACTCATGCTCTTACTACTCCTGTTGGGTCATCAACTACTGCTTCCACAGTATCATCGTTAATTAAACGAAACTCTTTACCATACATTTTCATACGAGTACCTGAATAAGCTCTAAATATTACCCAATCACCTTCTTTGCACCAAGGTCCTGTTGGAAACCTTTTTTTATCACAATAAGCTTCTGTACCTAGTTTTAAAACAAAACCACAAATATTTGAGGTTTCTTCATCTACTATAGTTTTACTAGCTTTTATGATACCGCCATCAGTTTTTTCTTGTGCTTCAGGCATGGCTATAAGTATTTTCCAACCTTTAGGAACTGGAAGTTGACTTTTAACATCTTCACTAGGTTCTGGTTTTTTAACACTTTCTGGTTTTGGGATATTTACTTTTTTATCTTTATCCATATTTTGCACGACTATTAGGTGTCGAGTTCCTATTGTTTTAAGTGTTGTTCTTTCCAATCAAGAACTTCACGCTCCGCAAGAGCTAATCCTTCTATAACTCCTGTCATTTTTTTGTAATCAGAAAAGTCTTTACAACTTCCTGTTGATATATGGTCTGAACATTCATTCATCATTTCTCTTAATTTCTTAACTAAGAAAGTAGATAGTGATTGCTCATTTATATCATTACTCATTCAATTTGCTATCATTCACCATATCTTTAGCAATGTCAAGACCTTTTTTGTAATCATCTAAAACTTTATCTTCTGCTTTGTCTTGTCTATCTAGCAAATCGCTAGCAATCTGCTGTCCCATTTTTAAACCAGTTGCTTCTTGTTGAGCTTTAATTCTTTGTTCTTCTAGTTCTTTATTGGCTACAGCTTTAGCAGCATCTATAGCTAGTTTACTTTCATCAATTTTTATCTTGCCTTTTACTTGTGTTTCTTTAATTTCAAGTTCTTTTTGTTTAGCAAGTATGATTGGGTCTTGTGCTTGTTCTTGTATTCTAGCTTGTTCTGCTTGTGCAGCATTTGTAGTTGCTACTCTTTGTGCAGCTTCAGCTACAAGAGATGCAATTCGTTTTTCTACATCTGCTGGTAAAGG